GTGACGGCTACCAGCAGATCAAACTGCCGACAGATCAATGGAATTTGCACAACAGCGAGTCATGGTGGTTTGAGGTTGGCGCAGGCGATCTGATGCTGTTCCCGTCCAGCCTGACGCACATGGTTGAAACCGTGCAGGGCGATGAGCGGGTATCGTTGGCGTTTAATACGTTTCCGGTTGGATATGTTGGAGACGAAAATAATTTGACGGCGTTACATCTTGAGAATACTCAAGGCGCAGCATAACGATTTTCCTGAGTTTTATGCGGAGTATGCGTTATCGGATTTAGGAATCTTCATGCACAAACTGCCGGAAGCCTTTATGCCAATTATTAAGGCCGACATCCAGCAGCGAGGCATGGTGCATCCGATCATCGTTTACTCGCCTTACGAGCAGTACCAGACCGACCCAAATCCGGTGCTGCCCGATAAGGAGAGTTGGAGGAAAGAGATATTACGGGTGTATATGGGACACAAAAGGGTGTGGGTGGCGACCAAACTAGGTTACTCGCACATTTCTGCGTACCATGTACGGACTGATAAACAGGCCAGGGCGTTGTGCGCCCATACTACGATTAAAGAGTTTTGCCCAAATTGAGGATTGGTTATGGCACATTTTGCTGAATTGGACGAGAACAACGTCGTTAAGCGCGTCATCGTCGTAGACAACAAGGATACGTCTGACGCTAACGGCAACGAGGTAGAAAGCATCGGCGTGGCGTTCTGCCAGAAGTTGCTTGGCGGTAACTGGAAACAAACCAGTTACAACGGCAATGTTCGCAAGAACTACGCGGGTATCGGCTACACTTATCGCGCTGACATTGACGCCTTTGTAGCGCCGCAGCCGTATCCGTCTTGGGTATTAGATGCCAATGCCCAATGGCAGGCTCCGGTGCCGATGCCAGAAGATGGCGAGATGTATTCGTGGGATGAAGACAAGCAGTCTTGGGTCGTTGTCCCCAAGGAGTAAGTAATGGCTACGACCGTTAAGATTTCACAATTAGTCTCGGCTACCGATCCGATTCCGGGCACCAGCCTGATTCCGGTTGTTGAGAGCGGAACGACGGTTAAGGCGACTCTTCAGCAGATTCGTAACGTCATCACGCCGGAAGACTACGGCGCTGTAGGCGATGGCGTTGCTAACGATACGGTTGCTTTGCAAGCCGCCCTGACCGCGTTGTCGGCAGGTGATACGCTGGAGATGAACGGCAACTATCTGGTCAATGCCAGCCTGACAATTACGAACAAAACTCGTATTCGCATTACGGGCAAGGGACGCGTGTTCCTTTCAAGTGCCCCCTCTGGCGCATACATTTTTCAGTTGGTAGGCACTTGCGATGACATTGAGATCGACGGCCTGACGCTGGTTGGCGAGAACAACTCGGGTTACGGCCAAACGGCTATCGGCGCTGCTTCTGGGCAGACCATTAGCAACACGCGGTTTCATGATCTAAACATTACGCAGATTAACGTCGGCATCTCGCTCAACGCTTTCCCGTCGGGAACGTGGACGCGTGCGATGGTGTACGCCAACATTCTGAAAGATATTCCGGGTACGGTGTCCGGCTCTGGCTACGGCATCCATATCCCCAACACGACCGACTCGCACATCTTTGATAACACTATCGAGAACTGCGACCGGCACAGCATTTACCAAGCCTCTGGCACGAACTGCAATAACGTCATTGCCAACAACGTCATTCGCAAACACCGATTCACCACGGGTGACGGTAGTTTTCGATCCGCAGCGGTAATTGCTCGTTCATCCAACGTGTCGTTTATCGGCAACAAGTTTTCGCAGTGCAAAGATTGCTGCCTTGAAATTGCCCACGTTACCTCTGACTCGGCCAACTGTACTAACGTGCTGGTCGAGGGCAACTCGTTTACTAACCGCGCTAACGCCGTCCACACCATTTTGGTTGGCGAGCAGTTAGTGCCGACTTCGTATGCGACGACTCGCGTTACGATTCGAAACAATACATTTGACGACAACTTGTCGGTAACGGCTGCGCTGCCGCCGAATATCTACATTTTGAACGGTTCGGACATTTACATCGAAAACAACACGTTCATTCGTCGCAACGTGACTTCTAGCCTCTCCGGCGTGATTTTGGCCGGTGATGATACCTACCTGAACGCCAACTCGCAGATCGCCAATATCAGCGTTCGCAACAACACGGCCATTTCCGATGCCACGGCAGGAACGGCTGGGTTTGTGAACATTTGTGAACAGTTGGCTACCGGCGACAGTTATTATTGGGTTAAGGACAACATCGCCAAGAACTGGCCGAAGATGATTACGTGGGAAAACACGGACGACCCGCCAACCGGCGCCGTGACCCCAACCAACGTCAATTCGTTCCTCAAGTTTCGCATTAACGTCACGTACAACTTTGGTTCAATTAGCGCCAATGCTGGCGCCGTGTACGCTGCTACGGTTGATGGCTGCAAGCCCACAACGACGGTATGGGGGCGCCCGGTTTACTCAACCATCCCGTCCAATCAAAGTTATACCTTTTACGCTAAGGACGATGCGGTGAACGCTGCCGTCATTCAGGTGGTCAACGTCTCAACCAGCCCAAGCGATCCCGATAACCAGACGTTTGTCCTAACGCTGGAAGATATTGAACCGTACTTTGGATAAGGAATTACTATGGCTATCAAGAAAAACCTTGCAACCCCGTTCGGCATCCAAGTCAATGACGCCTACCATCGAGTTGTTGGCATTACCTTGGAGCGTCCCTATAAGGCGTCTTTTGCCGTCAACGCCTATGCCACTGGCGCCCCTCACGAGGCTCCGCTGGCGTCCAAGACGTATTCGTTTGTGTATGACCTGCATGGCTTCAACATCGTCGCCCAAGCCTATGAGCACCTAAAAACTCACAAGGACTTTGAGGGCGGCGTTGATTGCTAATGTTGCGCTTATGCAACTTGTAAGTTAAAGTTTGACCGTACTGATGCGGTTCATCAGGTTTCCGTAAGGAAGTTTATGTCGGACGAAAATCAAGTCCCTGAAGTTGTAGCGGCAGAGGCCGTGTCGGAACCCGAGGCTACGGCAGCCCCGGAAACCGTAGATGCTACCCCCGAGGTAGCGGAGCCGGAGAAGACTGAACCAAAACTCTTTACACAAGATGATTTGGATAAAGTCATTGATAAAAGACTAAGGAAAGCGCGTAAGAGTTGGGAAAGAGAGCAGGTGCTAAAGGCGCAATCGACCCCGGTTGAGCCAGCCGCACTGCCTAGCAGAGACGAAGACCCCGAGGCTTATGCCGAGGCTCTGGCCGAACGCAAAGCAACGGAACTCCTCGCCCGACGCGAAGCAGAGCGGGAGCAGATGGCTCTCTTAGAGGCGTATCACGAGCGTGAAGAAGCGGCGCGTGACAAGTACGACGACTTCGAGCAAGTCGCGTACAACAACTCGCTGCCGATCACGACTGTGATGGCACAGACGATTCAGGCGTCAGAATTGGGGCCAGATATAGCCTATTTTCTGGGGTCTAATCCGAAGGAAGCCGAGCGCATTTCCCGCTTACCGCAGTTCCTTCAGGCTAAGGAAATCGGGAAGATTGAGGCCAAAATGGCCGACAGTCCTGCCCCGGTTAAAAAGACTACCAGTGCGCCCCCGCCTATTAAGCCTGTCACGGCAAAAGGCACTGGCGCTCCGGTCTACGACACGACAGACCCACGGTCCATCGCGGCCATGAGTGCGTCAGAGTGGATCGAGCGCGAGCGTCAGCGACAGATTAAGCAGTGGGAAGCGCGTAACCGCTAACATCTTTTTGGAGACACTTTCGTGGCTAATACACTTCTTACAATTGATATGATTACGAGAAAGGCTCTCGAAATTCTTGAGAACAACCTTGTAATCACCCGCAACGTGAACCGTCAGTACGACGATTCGTATGCCGTGGAAGGCGCCAAGATCGGCACCACGCTGCGTATCCGTCTGCCGGACCGCGCCCTTGTGACTGACGGTGCCGCCCTGCAAGTTCAGGACGACAACGAGCAGTTCACGACCTTGACGGTTGCTTCGCAGAAGCACATCGGCGTCAACTTCACGACCGCCGAAATGACGATGCAGTTGGACGACTTTGCC